TAACATCTCCCATTCTATCAACCTTACCACTTGAAACAGAAGCTTCAAAGCTTCCTTCTTCTCCATTAGTTGATTTTATTATTGCGTCTGTATAAAGTTTATTCATTTATTTATTTTTATTTATTATTTACGACTTTGCTTTTTTCCATACCTTCAAAATATGGGAGTATATCGCATCTACAATTTATAACTTCGTCTTCGTTGCCGACCATATCGCCAGGATACATCATTCCATTTGAAAATCTTTCGTCCTTAATCGCTCTTTCTCCATTCATTTCTGCGTGAGATTCTCTAACCCTATCATCCATAGTTGCAAGCCATTCTTTTTCTTCCACAACATCAGACTGCAAGTAAGACTCAAGCGTTGCTTCGTTGCTTGATGATATAACTTCAGTTCTTGCTATAGTAACAGAATCAACTCCACCTCTTTGCTTATATACATTATCTATCCTCTCTGCGATTGAGTCAATACTTTCTCCAGCCGATACCCCTTCTTTTACTGCAACTTTTATTCTTGAAAAAGTTGTTTTGTTAATTTCATCAGCGAATAAATTTGTTTTCTTGTCAATAAACTTTAAAGTTCTTTCTGTTTGGGTATAAACTTCCCCAAGAAGTTTTGAAGCTCTCTTAGCCCTTCTGATTATTATATCAGCAAAAACTGGCTTAGCAATACTAGCGAATATCCCATTCTCAATATCTATATCAATAGTTAAATCAGCGCTAGCTTTTGTTAAAGACTTTCCCCTTGCCTTTAAGTCGTTCGTTATTGCGTCCATAACTCTCTTCTTCTGGTTAGCGAATAACTGCCTAACCATAACCCTAAATATTCCCAAGTCAGACTTTATTGTTTTAGTATGTTCGTTGAATATCTCCTGCTTCTGCTCAACGGTAAAAGCCTTTCTCTTTTCTTTAAGATTAGAAACATATTTTAAAAGGACTTCCCTCATTTCTTTCTTTACTCTTTGCTCTTTTCTGTTTATCATTCTTGGCAATATTCTTCCCTTCAACATTTCCTGCTCCTTCTCTTTCTTTTGCTTGTAGTAATCCTTAGGATTTATTTTGTATTCAATAAAATGCTTTCCTTCTGTTCCAGTAGGATTTTCTCCAGTAATACTGGCTTCTTCTAAGGGAACAACTCCAAAGTTAGTATAGATACTCCAACCGCCCTCAACTGGGAGCAGTCCTTCTTTATCTCTTATCTCATTAGTAGTAAGCCATTTGTTATATCCAAAAGCATACTCATTTACTAATGCCAATCTATCAATAGGAACTGGATTTTCATAATCTAAATAAATATCAGTAGCGAACTCAGGGACTAATCCTTCGTTTAATTTATCAACTATCCTTTGTATATCTGGCTGAACGCCAAACTTCATAAAAGCATAAATCGCTGCGTCTGCCGTTGCTCTATTTAAATTATCCGTCATAGCAACTACTGGCTTAGGAACTCCAAAAGCAGAAAGTATCTGATTCTGTGTGATTTCAGTAAGTTGAGCAAATTGCATATCTTTAGCATTCTGATTAACTTGCTGATATGTCGCATCTCCGTTTATAAATCCAACTTTATTTGATTGCTCCCAACCACCAAACTTTGCGTGCCACTTTCTTTCAAACTCACTTGCTTCATCTGCTTTTAGTTTAACTTTAGAAATAATCAAGGCATCAGGTCTTGCTGAATTATAAAAGAAATTCATATTATACCTTGTAGAAAATATCAATGTCTTAATCGTTTCAATCATTGGCTTAACAGTAGATAACCCATAGAATGGGTCTTTGGGATTGAATTGTTTAATATGTATTATATCTTCTGGCTGATAAATAGTTCTTACTCCCTGACAATCATATTCATAATAATTTATTATTTTTATCGGGTCGTAATATATCTTAACCCAATCAGGTCTAAGCAACCAAAGCTCTTGAACCTGCCTTGTTGACTCTCCCCTTACTTTTAAAATATAAGCGTTACCAAGCAACTTTAAAAATGTTGCTATAGCTTCAAGCATTTCAAATCTTGAAATAAACTTGTTCGGCTTCTCAAGCAAATCTAAAATACGATGAGATTTTACCTCATCTATATCTTCACTCTTAGAAACTTTATATAACTTAAACTTAGTGCTTGATACTGCTTCTGCAATTTTATCAACGCAAGTATGGACTAACCAATTAACATCATACGAATCAAGATAATCCCTATTCTGAACGAATGCTTGATTTCCAAAAAATAATTTTATTCCACTCAAGCTATAAGAAGCTTTCGTGATAATATTTCCTAATGCCTTAAACGGATTATTCATTTTGTTGAAAGGTTGTTATTATTTAATACTTAACCTTTCCATAGTTTATTGTCAATATGTATCTTAGAAAAACTCAAGATGTCCATACCCATCAGATATATTTGGACAAAATGTCAACATCAATGCGTCAGCAACATCTGGAGAAATAAGTCCCCTCTTTTTCATTTCATCTTTAGGTTCTATCCTTATCCCAGTAGAAGAAAACTTATATTTTATATTAGAAAGTTCTAAGAAATCATCGTCTCTTGGAAGACTTGCATTTTTGATCCAGTCTCTAACCGCCCAATAAGAAGATGCTCTTGTGTTAAAAAATCTTTTCTCTTTCGTTTTATCTTTCTCTCCAGTAAATTCTTCTTCTTCAACTTCTGCCCTCATTCCAACATTAACTCCATTTACATTATAACCTTTTTCGTACAATCTATCAACTACTCCGCCACCAACTCCTATATCATCAACACTTACATTCTCTGGCTTTAATCCTTCCGTTATTATCTTTTCAACTATCCTTCCGACAGTTTCCATAGTATCTTCTTTCTTAAAACATTCCTTTAACAATACTTTCCTACCCTGTCTGATAACAAATGTGGTTCTATCATCTCCGAATCTTGCAACATCAACTCCTAACTTCTTTTCTCCGTCTCCAACAACTTCTTCTCTTAAGAAAGAATCTTCAACATCTGATAAAGGTATAAGAGTATCAGCTTCTGACAGCGGAAACTCTCCCTTAACTTTAATCCTATAAAGATTACTTTCTTTGCCATACTTCTCTTCCATTTCCTTCGGATAATCAGGAGACATCAACCCTGCGACTACTACTTTGTTTTCTTTTATATTCGGAATGTCTGTGTCTTGTATATGTATCTTCTTAACGCCCGCAGAAGAAAACATTTTTGCGAATGTTCCTGTCTTCCTGTAAGGATTTCCAAATGCAACTAATTGTGCATAAGAAGAAGTTAATAACCCATCAATAGCTCCCCAGATAGGTTCTTGTATTCCGCTTCCCTCATCAACAATAATTAAAATCTTTCCGCTAGGAGAATGAAACCCAAGCATTCTATCTGCAACATCTGTTGAATCTCCTTCCTTTCTAGTTGATATCCCTATAGCAAACCAGTTAGCTCCTATTTCTATTTTAGTCCCACCCAGCATTTTTGCTCCTACCGTAAACATACCTGAACTTTCTAAATTACCATAACAAGCCCTTATCTCTCTCCACAATATTTCCCTTACCTGAGTCCAAGAAGGAGCAGTAGTGACAACTAAACTATTCTTATTGGCTATAAGATAAGCAAGAGCAAGTCTTCCTGCCACAAAACTCTTTCCTGAATCGTGGCAACTTCTAACCGCTGTTTTTCTGTTATGTTCCAAAAGAACTGAGTTTATTATTTCTCTTTGCTTTTCCCAAACATTACAACTGAATAATTTTTCTATAGCTTCAACTGGCTTTTCTTCAATAAGATATAACAGATTAAGCTTCTCCTCCTTTGTCAGCATTGTTATCTTCTTCTTTTATTCTTCTTGCTTCATCTAAAATAGTAATAAGATTTAATGGCTTATCAGCGCTACCTTGCATTTCAGAGATATTTACTGGGAGTCCCAACTCAATATTAAGCCACTTGTTTATAGTATCTAAGTTTCCTATTGGTATTCTTCTCATAAACATCTCTTCATTTTTCGTGAGAGTTTCTCCCTTTAATACCTTAGCGTGACATCTGATATAACTTATTAAAAGATTATATGAAAGATTTTTAGCTGCCAACACATCTTCTACCTTTACCTTTAGCTTCTCTATCAACTCTTTTCTCATCTCGTCCTGAATCAATCTGTTTTCTCTTTCACGCCACTCTTTCTTTGCTTCTGTCCAACCGCCTGTCTGTCTGGCTACATTTCCATCTTCTTCTGCAGTTTTTCCTATCTTCTGCCTAAGAAACTCAGACACAGATAAAGCTTCTGAATGGAACCACTCGTATTTTAATGCTATCCAATCGTATTTTAATTCCATTTGTTATAGTCCTCTTTTTAATAATATTTCGTTTGATCTTCTTGGGTTATCTCTTATAGCGTCTCCCCATTTTTTCTTTAATATCCTTATGGACTCCTGCTCACGTTCGCTATTTCTTATATCAAATTCAGTAGGCGGTTCACTTATCTTTCTGACTATTATCGGCGGATATTTACCACCGTCTTTAAGATTCTCAAATAGTTTATACCTGATTTCCTCAGGCATAAAATTAGAATTAAGTTTATTATTTTTTAATAGTTCAATATTTATTAACATTTTATTTTAGTAATTTTATTATTTGATAAACTTCATAAGCGATAAACAGTTGCGTAATAAGAATCAACCATTGAGTTATTGCTTTTAGTACTTGGACTGCGTTTAACTCTTCCCATATAAATTGTTTTAAATTTTTCATATTTTTGGAGTTAAATCATTATCCATATACGATAGACCTTTCTCAAACTGTATATTCAATTCTTTAAGGAACTTGACTAACCAAGATTTTAACTTTCTAGCTATATAAACTATATTTTCCATAATATTGTTCTTGATATTAACTCGCTCCTATCTATTGTTAAACTTTTTCTTTTTGAATTTTGCATTTCGTAGATAAAGTCATTTACGGGAATATAATGAAATATCTTTTTCTTTCTTGGAACATACCAGCAGATAACTACATAAGCAGGTATCCCTCTCAAATTAAAACAATCAAAAGGTTTTTTATTTGTAAATTCTTGAGTCCAAGGACTATCGTTTATTTTATAATATAGTCCATCACTTTGTATTGACACAAGACCTTCAATCTGATGTTTTTTAACTGAGTTAAATGGAATGGAATTTCCCTTTGCTAACTTTAATTCAAACGCTCCGAATATCTTATTCCTTTTTCCAAATATGTTTTGTATATCTCTTTCTTTCATTTGAATATATTATTAAACCACTTTAACAATCTTTGATACCACCTTAATCTTACCTCTTTTTTGGTAGTAATAGCAACCTCTGGCTTACCATAAATCCTTCTAAGAATAGAAACCTTCCTTTGAATCCAACCCATAGAACTAAATATAGGAATATGATTTCTAATCTCATATCTGGTTCTTAACGCCTTGGCAATTCTTACTTTTTCTTTGTGAGATAATCTCATTTTATTAAACTTTTCATAAAGGTTATTAACGACCTTTGGACTTCTATTATCTGAAGCTGAAAAGCCATAAGCATTTTTTCAAGGCGGTTCATTTTAGAATCTAACTGCTCAACCTTAATTTGACAATCATACAAAGCTGTTTCATCGCTCAAAGATTCAAACCTGACTAACTTGCTCTCCAAACTATCAACTCTTTTCTGCAAAGAATCAATTTCTTCCTGTAAATATCCAACTGAATTAGCATATACAGGACTTGCAAAGAACATTAACGCTAACGCTAAAACTATAATTATTTTTTTCATATTATTTTTTTCTTTTTAATTCCCATAATTTTTTACTTAATTTTAACCACTCTAAACTTCTTTCTGCCTGAGTCAACCCGTTAGGCAAAAAACTTTCAAACGCTTCTCCTATTTCGCTCTCCTCAAACAAACCATCGGCTAAAGCATCCGTTAAAACTTCCATAGCTTTTTTCTTATGCTCTTGCTTATCTTTAGCTTTTACTTCAATCTGCCTTATCCTTTCTCTTGTGATATAAAGCCTATCTCCTATCTCTTCAAGAGTCTTTCCTTCTCCACGCAACTTTAAAACAAGGCTTTCTCTGCCATTCAAATCATTTATGAACGGAAAGAAAAGCCTGTTTTCTTCAAGTTGCTTATTGAGAATTAATTTTATTATATCTTTCTTCATACTCAATCTTTATTTAAAATCTCTCTTAGTGCCAATAATATCAAAGAATACATCTTTGCGTTTTCAGATAATTCTCCACTCTTTACTTTATCCCCCAAGAATTTATCTATATCTTTAATTAATTTTTTTGCTTTTGGTTTCATACTCAATCTTTATACTGCTGAATCCATCTCAGGACTTTAAGTTCTAATTCTAATCCTTTTAGGTATGTAGTTTTATACCCCTCCATCCCAACATCTTCTCTTAATCTTTCTTTATAGTTATCCAATGAACTTTCCAACTCATCTATACGGGATTGGAGGGGAGAGGGAGAAGATTCCCATTCTGAACAATATAATTTTTTTCCATATTTTTCGTGCCAATCCCTACAGACATTATCCTTATATTTGCAATTATTACATTGTTTTTTTATTTTCTTCTTCATAATATGTTTTCTTGGTTAAGAGTTAATAAGTATTCTAATTTTCTAACTAATTCTTCTTCCGCTTCAATCAAATCATCTTCAGGGAGGGGAGATTTCTTTAATTTAGGTTTTGGCATAGGTTTGCATTAGTTTTAAACATTTTTAGCTTTTTCTAATAAATCAAGTGCCTTACTTAT